ATTAATCAGCAGCTTCGGCTGTGTTTCCCTCTGCTACCCACTCAAGGTACTCTTGGTAGTCGGTGTTTGCTTCGTCAAATGGAATTGTAAAATTAAGTTCACCTTCTTTCTTACGGACAAAAGAAACTGTACCTTGTAAATTTTTAAATAATTTATATTTTGGGTTTGTTGGATATGCCATAGTTTAAAGCTCCGCAAGAAAACCAACTCTAACGCCAGTATCATTTGATAACATAAATCCTCCTTGATCTTGTGAAATACTTACACCTGAAGTGGCACTATAAGCATTAATATTTGCACCATTTTTACCTGATGCTTGCAATTGCAATGCATTTAAGTCTCCACTACCTGCATTTCTATAAATTTTAAAGTAATTAGTACCCTCTACATGAACTAAAGTTGGTTTAGCCCTCATAGTTACAGGAAATTCAACAGTACCAAAAACATTATTATCTTGATAAGCAATAACATTACATAAAGAGGCAATACCACTTGTATATTCAGAACCGTCTACATATTGATAAAAATACCTCTGACATAAAGCAAGCTCCTGACCGAATGACCTAAATTCGAAGTTGCTCGAAAATGACCCTACTTCTAATTGAACTCCTGTAATTTCAAATGTCGCATTATTTGTTGTCCACCATGATGTAGGACTATCTTTCATTCTTGCTGCACTATCATATGTAGCCCAAACATCTTCTGTGGCAGAATTATTTGTATAAGTTGTACCCATAAAAGGTAATATATTAATTTCAAGTCCGGCATTACTATCATTATCAAACTGTAAATCAGAATTACCAGAAATTGTTTTAGTAACTTTTGTCCAAGTATCAGCAGTTAAAGAACCTGTTGCATACGCATAACTTTTTCTTGTGCCATCCTGTGTTTTTAAATAACCTTTAAAATCTTGTGCCACACTTGATTTAACCCAAAATGATAAAGTTACATAACTAGAAGCAGAAGTATAATTCCAGCCACTATTAGCTATATCTTGTGCCTCTAATACAGTTACAATCCAACTATAATCACTAGCATCAGCACCGCTTGTTTGATTTCCATTAGTAATCTTATATGATTTTCTAAAACCTAAAGTATAAGGTGTAGTTCCACTTGCTACATCTGCTTGTGCTTGTGTAGGTGCTTCATCTTGTCCGCCATAAAAAGCTTTAAATCTATCAACAGTTCCGTAACCATTAGATGTAGATGACGTACCACGTTGAGCCACTTGCATAGCTCCGTTAATTATTAAATTACGATTAGGTTTATTAGTAATA